TATTTAATTAAAATAATTATATTTATTTAATTAAATTAAAAATAAAAATAAAAAATATTTAATAAATATAATATATATATAATATAATATAATTATTATAATAATAAATTTAAAATGAGTTCTAATGAATTAAACTTTGATAATAAGAATGCTATGCTTAACCAACAACGCAATTGTATTAACCGTGATGGCTCTAAAAAGTTCAATATTAATTACAAAGCCATGTCTCACGATGATAAATGTTTTGTAGATATTGATACTCGTCAATCCATTGGTCCAGGTAATTACAGCGTTACCAATCTTTATGATTGTGAATGTCTTATTCCCGAAACTGTTAAGCACGCCACCGACAATGTTTCTATGCCCTTTAAAAATGGTGTTGGAACTGAAAACCCCTGTGTTGTCGATGATGGTAGTAAATTACGTATTGGATTACATAAAAAATACCCCAAGTGTAATCAACAATTATTCGAACGCCCTTACAAAACCGTTCCTTATATGGGACGTGGAAACTTAAAAGCCGACGAAGAAAGCGAACTTAAATTCGCCGAAGATACTAAAATTAAAAGAAGTAGCAATACCCTTTCTGGTATTACTATCCCTCAACAATACACTCCTTTAATCGACCACCTTTCCCACAATGTTCAAAATGTCGACCATATCGTTCAAGAATCTGTTGCCCCTAGTTGGAGACGTGGTGGTTCCGATACACGCTTAATTGTCCGTGATTATGATTATGCCGTTCGTTGTAATAAAGCATATATGAAAAAATCTACCAATGAAGAATTTTGGAGCGGTAAAGGCAGTCTTTTAACTCAATAAATAATTAATTTAATGTTGTATATTGATTTTTTTATAGTTTAATATTTTTATATTTTTATATTTTTTTTATTTTTAAAATGTTAAAATGTTAAAAAATGAATTAAATTAATTCTTTATTTAGTAAATTATGGGTTTTGCTCCGGTTGGTCTTGGTGGTGGGCTATCTGATAATGTTGGTTTTTGTCCGGTTGGTCTTGGTGGTGGGCTATCTGATGATGTTCGTTTTTGTGCGGTTGGTCTTTGTGGTGGAGCAAAATTAGTAAATTGACTTACTATATTGTTATTTGTAATACTATTTTGTATGGTTTTAATATTTACACTATTACTATAAATTTCAGAACTATTATGTATAATAGGTTGTATTAAATACTTAAATATTGCTTTCTTATTACCTATATTTGTTAAATAATTCATTAGTGTATTATCATTTTTCATACTATTTTGAAAATTATTACTGGTATAATATCCTTTACATAAAATATAGTTAGCAATAATCTTATTAATATTTTCATCTTGTGCTGGCTCTCCGGCTCCACCTTTTATATTATTTTTCTTAGAACCATTTTTTCTCTTTTGTAAAAAAGTAGTTAATTTTCTAGACTTATTATTTTTAGTCTTATTCTTATTTTTATTTTTATTTTTTAAACTATTTTTTCTAGTTTTATAAAATTTTTTTGTATTCGCCATAGTTTAAGTTTAAAATATATAAATTAATAAATAAATTATTATTATATTAGATAATAAAAAAGTTTAAATAAATTTTAAAAAATATTTTTTTAATTAAATAAAATGTTAAAAATGTTTAAAAAATAAATTAGTTTAAAATTTTATAAAAAGATGCACCATGTGGGACTCGAACCCACGACCCTTGCCTTATAAGAGCAATGCTCTGCCAACTGAGCTAATGGTGCATATGATATAGTTAAGTTTTCTTTAAATTGAAAAAAATGTAATTTAATTATTTTAATTTAATTATTTTTAATTTAATTATTTTTAATTTAATTATTTTTAATTTAATTATTTTTTATTAATTATTATTTTTAATTTGTTTTTTATTCCATTACTTGTATAACAATACCACCAAATCGTGCTTCATCAGCATAACATTTAATATCACGTTTTCCATTATTTACCACACATTCATGTTCTTTTTTTTCAACAATAACACTATTATTATTATTATTTATAGTATGTTTGCTTATAAATCCTCCTGATATATCTATATTATGAAATGATACTAAATTACCATCATTATCTTTAATATTAGAATCAGCACATTTACCACAAATTGATTTGGGATAACGTGGAGCAAAATGTGTTAATGTTTCTAAACATATAGGACATTTATAAATTTCAAGTAGTTTTTCCATTTTAATGATTAGTTTATTTATTAAATTAAATAGTGTATTTTATTAAATAAATTATATTTATTATAAAATCAATTTTTATATTAAAAAAAAACAAATTTTATATTATAAAAAATAAAATATAAAAAGTAATTTTATATTAAAGTATAATTAATAAACTTATTAATTTAAAATCTATTAAAAATGGATAGAGTAGCCCAAATGAAAGAAGTTCAAGCAAATGCTTTAGAATTATTTAGAAAAAAAAACATTGATTACGGTGATGCTTTTGCTAAATTTGGTGTTATTGGTGTTTTAATGCGTATTGAAGATAAAATACAACGTTCTTTATCTATTACAAATAATGGTGTTAATTTAATTAATGACGAAGGTATTAAAGATACATTATTAGATTTACATAATTATGCCGCAATGGCATTAATGTTATTAAATGAAAAGACTGACAAAACTGAAAAAGATTAAAAACACATAATAATTTTATTTAAATTAATTTAATTTAATTTTGATAATTGGTCATAATTTATATTTAAAGTATCTAGAGATACTTTATTATTATGTTTATATTTTTTAATTTCATTTTTTGTTTCATCTATAGTTGCATCTATAGTTGCATCTATAGTCTCATCTGTAGTCTCATCATTAATAAAATTAATAGTATTACTTATTGTTGTAGTTAATAATTCATTATAATGTTTTATTAATTCATCATTAGTATTATAGTGGCTGTATTGATTATTTACTTTAAAATGCTGTGCAAAATTAGTTTGTAATTCTAATAAAGATACTATTATATTATTCTTATCATTTTCCATTATATATATATTTAACTTGAATTTTAATATTTATAATAATATTTATGCTATTATGTCTTTATATTATTTTTATTTGTAAAATACTAATTTTATTTATTATTTAGTATTTAATTTTATTCATTTATTTTTTAATCATCATCAGTTATTTCTTCCTCATCATCTTCATCACCCTCATCGTCCTCATCGTCCTCATCGTCCTCGTCGTCCTCGTCGTCCTCAATAGTATCTTCTTTTTTATTCATTTTTGTATCATTCACTTTTTTTATTAATTCTAAATCTAATTTATTTTTAATTAACTCGCATAATTCATCTTTTTTAGTAATATTAGTAATATCTATATTAAAATTATTTTCAGCAATATGTTTTAATTTACTATAATTTATACCGCCTTTCTTTGGCGATTCATTACATAATTGAATATCACCTGGATACTTCATATTATATAAATCACTATTATTATCCATAGTATCAATAGTATTATTAGTTTTAGTTTCTACTTTAGAAGTATTTGTTTCTAAATAAGTTTCTGTTTCTTTTGCTTTTCTAATTTTATTTAATGTTCTTCTAATAACTTTACATAGTTCAGGTTTTTTATAATCTTTAACTTCATCTTCACTTAATCCATAATATGTAATTGCTATATTTTTTAATTCATTAATACCATAACCACCCTTCTTTTCACCTTCTTCACATTTATCTATATCTTTTTCATACGCATTTAACTTTTGTTCTTCTAAATTACTACCTACTAATTTTTGTAATTCCATACGAAATTTAGCATTTATAATTTCACATAATCTTGTTTTATCAAATATAATACCATCACTTTGATTACCTTTTCTTAATTTTGTATGAGGTATTTTTAAAACATCTACACCAAATCTAAATAATTGTGGTCTAGTATATCCACCTTTTGATGGTGTAATATCACCACTACAATTATAAGTCTTAAACGTTTCTAATGTTAATACTTCATACTTTATTTTGGAATTATTATTGGAATTATGATTAGAACCACTATTTGAATTATATTTCTTACCTTTTGTTTCTTTTGTGTCTTTTGTTTCTTTAGGAGGTTGGCAATATGTTTTATGATATTTCTTAGTTAATAATTTTTTTAATGATAAACTTCCATCATACCAATCTCCAGTTTTTATAGTATCACTACTACTGGATGCTTTCAATAATTGATTACTATCATCATTGACATTAGTTAAATTATTTTCACTTTTACTATTATCATTATTTATACTATTATCTTTATTATTACTATTATCTTTATCATTTTTATTATTTTTTTTTGTTCTTTTAATATTGTATTTTATGGGACACCAAGAATATAATACATTATTATTTTCATCTTTTACTTCATTACATTCATATTTTAATTTATAAATTGCATTTGTTTCATCTTTTTCTTCATCTTTCCCTTCATCTTTTTCGTCTTTAGAAATAAAAGGAATATTACACTGACCTTCTTTAAATTCTCTATTACTACTATCTCCAACAGTTTCTATTTTTACTAGTTTTTTCTTTATTTCCTTATAATCTTCCGGACAATATCCCCACTCTTCGGCTTTTGTTCTAGTATAATCTAATTTTGTAGGGCACATATAACCATTTGGTTTAGAAGAACATTTATAAATATATTTACCAGTTTTTTTATCTATATATGGAAATTTACATTTACTGATATAACTTGATGTATCATAAATACTATTTTTTTTAAAAGGAGTAGTATTTATCACTTCATCAGTAAAAATATTTTTAATACTTAAATCAACAACATCATTAATAATTGTATTTATTTTACTTATAAATAGTTTAGTATTTTCAGCATTTATATTTGTAATTTCGTCATCTGTTATTATTCTTTCATTTTCATTTATTAAATAATGGTCTAATATTATATTTTGTTTATAGTTAGAATATAAACCATCATTCATATTTTTTAATAATGATGTTGTAGAAGATATAATTATTTCATCAGGATTATGAAACAGTTTATTATCAATATTAAATTCAGGAATAAATGACCCTTTTAAGATACTATCAGCCTCTTGTTTTTTATTAATTAAATCATTTGCTAATAAATAACTAAAATAATCTAACTTTTCTTTACTTAAATTTAAATAATATTTTTTTGTTTTTTCATTATACCCACAAAAACGCGTGTTTTTCTTTTTAGTTTTAGAACATACTTTTAATTTTATAAAATTACTATAGTTTTGTCTAGATATATCTTTTGTTTCTATATTAGTAGTTGTATTATTTTGTTCTTTACTTTTTTTTTGTGTTTTATTAAGTGATTTCTTATCAACTTCCGAACCATTATAAACTTTATTTTTCATAATATCACTTATTAAATCAACAATCTCATCAATAACATTATTAAAATTTAATTTATTTTTTTTATATATTTTTAATTTTTCATATATCAATGCTTTATAACGTTTAGTATCTCTACTATTGTCTTGTAAGATACGACTAAATTCATACTTAAAATAATTATATATATAATCATTGTAAATATTATTTTTTAGATCTAATATTTCTAATTTTGGATGAATTCCTAAATTAAAATTAAAATAAGTAGGTTGAAAAAATGATGCTATAATAGTCTTATCATCTTTGGATTTTAAATAATTATTCTCTATTAATTTTTTTATTATTGTTTGTTTATTATTATATGTATATGATACTGGTATAATAGGAACGATTAAATTATTTTCAAATTGAATACTCGTAATTATATTATTTACTTCATCATAAAAAAATTTAGATATTTTATAACCATTTTGTAATAATTTTTTTTGAAAGTCTTTATTTTTTATAGTAATATAATCATATATACTATTCATATCATCTAGAGATAATATCTTAAATTTATTCTTAATTTCTTTAACTACAATAGCCTTTGGATAAATAGGTAATAAATAAGTATTATCAAGTTTAATAAATTCTATTTGTGTTGTTGTAAAAGCAATTTGATTTATAATATTAATGTTTAATGTTGTTAATTCAGAAAATAATGTTTGTGTTTTTCTAATTGTATCATATTTACATATATCTTTATGTATTAATAATAATTTAATAATATTAGTATCCCTATTTTTTGTTAACTCTAATAATTTAGTATTTACTTTCTTTTTTTCAATGAAATTGAAAGACAATGAATTTAAATTAACTGATGTAATATCATAAATACCAGTAAAAGCATTATTTTTATATAATGACGTTTTATTTATATGAAATACAGGTATAAAATAACTATTTTTTTCTCTAATGAGAATAATATATTTTTTTCTACTTTCATCAATATAAGGATTACATATTAATTTATCACCTGTTTCATTAAATATTAAAATATTACATCCATCACTGTTTAACCATTCAATTGGTTTACTAAATAAATCTAGAAAATGGGTATGATTTTTTACTTCATTTGGGTCATTAATATGAGAAATAAAATTATAATAAGATGAACATATTTTATAAAATAAAATTATTTTTTTCAAATTATGTATATTTTCTATTATACTTGGATTAGTTTTGATTTGATTAGATTTGTCTTGATTTTTGTTTGATTGTTTTTTGTTTGATTGTTTTATGTTATTTTGAGATTGTAAATGTTTATGTGTATCTATAATTTTATTAACTATTTTATCAATATGTTCTGTTTTTGTCTCTATTTTATATTCAGTATTATTTGTAAATAAATTATTAATAAATTCAACATCTTTGTATTTTAATTTTTCTATCATTTCATAATCTATATCCATTAAATTAAAAACCAACATATAATCTTTAATAAACATATTAAACCTATCAAATTCTGCAATTGTATTAGGTAATATATTACTTGATGAATAAACATCTATTAATTCTCCATTATTTAAAGTTATAAATACATCAGGTGTTAATTTTTTTGTTAATAAATTTTTTAATTCTTCTATTTTATAATTCATAATAACTGCATATGTTTCTAGAATATTGTCTTTATAATTTTTATCTATACCTCTTCTTAAAAATAAATTACTATTATCGTAAAGTGAATTATTAGTAGGAGTTAAAAATAATTCTTGATAATTATTTAAAAGTATATCCAAATTTTTAGGTAATAGACCAAAACGACATTTATCTAATTCAGTTGTTTCATTTGATATATATTGAATACTATCACTTGTAGTTTGACAAACTACAGAATTACTTTCTATTGCTTTTATTTTTTTATCATCAATAGTATCAACATCAACTTTACACTCTTTGTCACCCTTTAATTTAAAAAATTGTTGTATTGTTTTTTTAGTTTCATCATAATCATCAGGAGGTTTTGACCCGCAACAGGGCACACATAATTTATTTGGATGGTTTTTTGCTTTTTTTAACAAAGGATATGCTTCTTTTTCTGTTTTTTTTAATTCTTTAGGCATATTTTTTCCTTTATTACTATCTTCCCAATAAGATGCTGACCTAATAATGACATTGTATTTTTCATTAATTTTATCTTTATTTAAATTTATAGGTAATCCATTAGAATATGGGCTTCTAAACTTATTTTCAATAAATTTTGATGTTGATATAGGTTTTCTTGCTTCTGTATCCCAAATGCGAGCACAAATATAATAATTATTACGATATTTAATATATCCTGTCATCGCTTCTGGGTCAAATGTTTCTAATTCTTTTTTGGTAACAATATATGGTTGTCTCATTGCTGTTTTTTGACATTCTCTTTCATATGAATAATCTTTTTTACTACTTTTATTTAAATTATAAAGTTCATTATCATATTTTTTACGTTCTCCTGTCATATATTTTCCAAGCGATTTATCTTTACCTTTATCTATTTTATTTATATCTCCAATTTCATCATCATTTTTATCATATTTAATTTTTTTATCTTCTAAATTTTTTTTAATACTTTTTGCTTTTATTACCTTTTCTAAATCTTCATAATCATCTATTAATTCATTACTATTCATTTTATCGTTGCTTAAATCTAAATCTAAATCCAAATCCAAATCTAAATCCAAATCTAAATCTAAGTCTAAATCCAAATCCAAATCATCTATTTCTTGGTTCTTCTCTTTTTGTTTTTGTTTAGTTTTATCTGTCTTTAATACTATTTTTTTATCTTTTTTTAATTTTTCTTTTTTTAATTTTTCTTCTTCTTTCATATGTTTTTCTATACATTTATTACTATCTTTTAATGCTTCGCATTTTTTAATTTCATCACTCATTTTAGTATTCAATTCTTTAATGTCATTTTCTATTTTTGAAAACATAACTTTAAAGAAGAATACTATCATTTGAACGGATTTATACTTATCTATATCTTTAAAATAAAATTCAAATTCACCATCATTTGTAAATTTTATCTCAATTTGTATTGATTTTGTTAATAGTTCTCCATAATTTATAGATTTTTGATAATTTTCATAAGTTTCATATAATTTATTTATTTTTTTACTATCTACTAAAAACAAGTCTTCAAATTTTTCTAATCTTTTTTTTATTTGTTTTTCATTGTATTTTTGGTTTGCAAAATTTTTTTGTAAATATGTAATAATACTTAAATCACTATAAAATAAATTTACTTGTTTATAATTAATAGTTATCAAATTATCTATTTTTTGTGGTTTTAATAAGAAATGACTATAATTACTAATTTCTTTTCTTAATCTATTACTAAATAATAATTTATCTAATTTATTGTTATTTTCCTTATTTTCAAAATAAGTTTGAATTTTTTCTATATTTATTTTACAATTTAATTTAATATTTCCTTTTATTAATGATGAATATGTTATTAATTTACTATTTTCATTTAATAAATTTAATAAACTTGGATTTTTTAAAAACTTTATTTTTATTATTTTTTTAATTTTTTTTATTGTATTTTTTAAATATTCAAAATAATGAGTTAAATCTTTATTTAATGTAATTTCACTATCTAATGTATTAAAATCAGCCATTATATATCCATTTTCATAAAATAATATAGTAATAATTATAAATTGTTTTGTTGATGATTGTTTATCTGTTGTTTGTTTTTCTGTTTGCTGTTTATCTGTTTGCTGTTTATCTGTTTGCTGTTTATCTGTTGATTGTTTTGAACCTTTTATATATGGTATTCTCCATATAAACTCAATATAATTACTATTTTTATTTAGTTTATCATTTCTATTCTTATATTTAGAATTGGTAAGTATTTTTTTTAATTCATCTAGTGGTATTGATGTAATACTACTTCTATAAAGTTTAACATTATTTTCTATATTATTTTTATATAATTTAATAATTGGATTATAATAATCTGTAGTATAAAAATTAAATAATTGGTCTAAATTATAACTGGTATTTAATTTATTACTTAATGTATCAAAAACCATATCTTCACAATAACAATCATTTACAATAATACTATTATTATTAAATAAATCCATATGATAGTCATTTACTTTTAATTTATCACCAATAGTTTTATAATCTTGTTTTGATTTCTTTATTCTTTTTTCAAACTCTTCTGGAAAATAAAAATTACCTAATATATTTTTTATACTTATAAATGTTTTATCTAGAGTAGAAAGTAGTTTCATTTCTTTATCAATAGTATCAATATCATTCTTTAATATAATAAAATAGTCATCATTGATTGCTTTATTATAATGATTTAAATTATAATATAAAAAATTATTATCATTTATGTCTCTAGAGTCATCTATTAATTTAAACTTTAATAAATCTATTGTATTTTTAAATTTATCAAGTTGTTTCTTTTCTAAATTTTTTAAATTACTAGGATGTGGAGTTTTAGTTTTAATAGACCCATATTTTTTATAATTTGATATAATATAGTCAATGTTTTTATAGCCAAAATAAGGTGATTGTATATTTTTAAATGTTGTTGTATAATATGTTGTTAAAATAATAGGTATATTTAACAATAAATATTGTAGATCTTCATTTTGTAAGCAACTTTCATAGTCAAAATTTTCATTTGTTATTATTGTTGGCTCTTCTTTTTTATATTTATTTGGTAATAATTCTTTTAACTTACTTATAATTTCATGCTTATCCATAAATGTTATTTTATAAAGATTATTAAAAAATTGGTCATTACTTAATACTTTATTTATATTACTATTATTTTGATTATTATAATCAAAAGCAGAACTATCTTCCATACGATTAGTTATATTATCTTCATCTTCATCTTCATCTTCATCTTTATCTGATGTATTTTTATTATTCTTTTTATTGTTGTTATTTTTGATATTATTTTCGGCATTGTTTTCAGTATTTTTTTCAGTATTGTTTTCATTAGTGTCTTTATTGTCATTGATATTTTTATCACCATTAATTATTTTAGTGTCTTTACTAAATATAAAATTTATTTGTTCTGTAAAATAATCAAAATTAATAGATTTAGGATAATGATACATTAACATATTATAGGGTAAATATAAATTATCATCCTGTTTTGTTATAGGTAATACATCTTTTTTTATTGTTTCATATAATAAAATTCTTATATGTTCTATTGGTAAATTATCTTCAATATAAGTATAGATAAAAAACACATTATAATCAATCATATTACCTAATTTTTTTATATAATTAGGTATAATTGTTTCTAGATGTTTATGTTCTGATGATTTTAATAACTCAGAAATATCTTTTTTATCAATGATTTTTTTTATTTCATTTATATTATAATCATTATTGTAGTCATTATTATAATCATTAATTTCTATTTTTTTTAATATTTCTTTTGTTTTTTTTGATTGATTACCAATATAAATTAATTTAATATCTTTTATTATTGGGTCAATACTTTTTATAATAAATTTACGTATTCCTAGAGACGTTAATGATTTACATATTGTATTTTCCATTTTTTTTAGTATTTAATTTATATTATTTTATATAGTTAAATTATACTATTTCTATATAATATATATATAATTTATATTTTGTTATTAATTCTATAAATTTATCTTATTTAAATTATATAAATTTATATTATTTAAATTATATAAATTTATATTATTTAAATTATATATATATAATTTTATAAATTAAAAATGTGTATTTTAAATTTATATTTTGTTTTATAATCTTTATATTAAATAGATTAGATTAATAATATTTGTATAAATTAGATTAATAATATTTGTATAAATTAGATTAATAAAAATAAATATAACTATAAATAAAATTATAAATAAAACTATAACTATAACTAAAAGTATAACTAAACTAAACACGCTCAAATGATTGAATTAGTAAATACAATTATAATAATCACATTAATAATTATTATCTATAAATATTTTGAAGGTCAAAGTTATGATATTGTTATGGTTAAATCTAATGTAAATGGTAAATCTTATCTTGTTCGTAATGTTGAAAATAAACAAGAAGCCGCAGATTTATTAGGCACAATTGCTGTTAAATTAGAAAAATTAGTAAATATTATAAATGATTCTGGATATGAAACTATCTATAATAACTATATGAAACCTACTCTTGATAAAGAAACACAAAATAATAATAAAAAAAATGAAAAAGATAAAGATATTGTTGATGGTCAAGAAGGCGGAAATAGTGAAGTTTCTAATTTAGAAAATAATATTAAAATGAAATTGAAAGATGATATTAAAAGATTATATAAAAACTTTAATCCAGAAGCATTTTCAGAAACTACACCTGACGCAAAATATACTAGTTATTCAGTTAATAAAGGAGAAAAAATAGTTTTTTGTCTTAGAGATAAAAAAGAAGGGGAAACATTAGTTAAAGAAAATATTATGACTTTTGTTAGTATTCACGAACTCGCTCATTTAATGACTAAAAGTGTTGGTCATGAACCCGAATTTTGGTCTAACTTTAAATTATTATTAAAAATATCTATTGATAATGGTCTCTATAAAAATATTGATTTTAATAGCACACCAAAACCCTATTGTGGTATTAATATTACTGATACACCATTAAAAAAAGATGAACTATAAATAATGAACTATAAAAAAATTAAAATTTATCTTTTTTTTAATTTAAAATTTAAAATTTTAATTTTTTTTTATTTTTTAATTTAAAATTTAAAATTTTAATTTTTTATTTTAATAAATCTTCATTTATAACTTTACATCCAATAGCGTCTTCATCAATTAAAATAAGATAATCTCCACCTTCAATATTACTTTTAAATTCTTTTGCTATATTTAACCATTCATTTTTTGGTTTAATAGTATAATCAAAAGTAAATCTAACTTTTGTTTTATTAATGTTTACATATTTAATTAATCCATATAAAATATCACGTACTTTATCATCGGTCTTCGTATGGTTTGTTAAATACATTAATTCATCATAATTATTAAATATAATAAAATTATCATCATCATTATCATTATCATCATACTCATTATCATACTCATAAGGGTCATATTTATAAAAGTCTTTATCATCCATATAATCGTCTCTAGAATAATCACACATTTTAGATAATTAATTATTATAATTACACAATAAATACAATACTATTCTTAATTACTTTTATAATTAAATAATACATAATAAATTAAAATCAATTTTTTATAAATATTATATATATATATATGTATTTTTATATATATATATTATAAAATGGATACAGATAAATTAAATACAATTGTTGAAGATTTAGCATTATCTGGCTTTCTTAACGATACTAAAAAATCTGTTAAATTATTTAATAAACTTAAATCTACTGAAAAACACATTAAAAATAATTATAAATTAGATACGCACGCAAATATAAATATTAGTAATAAAATATCATCTATTATTTCTTTACATAATTTACCTTTATTAAATGACCATAGTGAAATGTTAGGTGAAATAAAATATGCAAAAAATTATGGTGTAAATATAATTAATAATTTTAATATATATGAAAACGGTATTGAAATTATTATGATAAATGGTAAATATTTAATTGTAGAACGAAAATGGGATTGTATTATTCCAGAAGTAATTATTGATTATTATAAAAATATAACTATTACGTGGGTTAGTAATACTGATAATACTGTTAAAACAATTAATAATGATTTTGAAGAAAATAAAAAGAAAAAGAAAAACAAATGTAGAAGAGATACTACACAAATTGCTGAATTACATATGACATTATATGGTATTATTACAGATTTATTCTGGATAGATGATAAAAATACAAACCATAGAGAAAATTATTTACCTTCACATATATCATTTTCAAGAGATGATAATCATTCTTTATGTAAATGGTTTTTAAAATATAATATTAATAAAAATACTAATTTTATAATTAAATGTTGTAATGAATAAAAATTGATTTTATTTAAATTAGTGTAAAAGTTATATATTATATATTACAGAATTTTATTTATTATTTTAAAGTATTCCTAATTATTCTTAAAAATGACTGATATTAATCCTACAATAACTACTAAATTTAGTTTTTCTGAGAGTTATTCTAGTCAACGTATTTTTACTCAACCTTTATTCTTACTTGGTTCATTTTTAAAAGAACAAGCATTAAAAGAATTTAATAATGATTATACTGATACAGATAAAAAAATTTATTTTAACAATTTAAAATGTGAATTAAAAAATAAAAATATTGACTTTGAAGTGACAACTTTTGGTAAAAATAGTGATAATAGCGAAAGTATTAGTAATACAATTAGTGATGAAAATGATTTTGAAAATAGTAAACTTATAAAAAGTAAAAAATTATATAAAAATGATATTAGTAAAAATTATTTATTAGACCATATTAATTTGGGTGAAGAAGGTATTGAATTTTATTATGATGGTGCCAAATTTAGTTTAAAACTTGATAAAGTTTTAGATAAAACTGCTATTATTATTGAAAGAGAAAAAGCATATTTATTTAGCATTTATACTATTACGTGTGATAAAAAAGATTTTGCAAAATTTGACAGTTTTATAACTACTAGTATTAAATTTTATTTACACTTTTATGATGATGATATAAAACAAGAAGCAAATAAAATTAAATTATTTATGAGTACTGATGAAGGCTATTTTCAAACTTTAGGAATGAG